GGTGATTTAAGGATATTCTCTGCAATCTTTGTGCGGTAGTTTGTGAGGTTGTAAATGGATACCTAAGCTCAAGAACCCGCTTAAAGTTGGCACTTGCTTCCCCTGATGGCGTATCAGCCGCCAAGAACGCGTTTGAAGTAAACTGGCCTATTTCAGATGCTTGATAGTTGTCATCTTTGTTTATGTATATTGATTTTACCGCGTTAAATAACTCACCACTTTGTGATTGAGTTGTAATGCGCGGGGGTGCTAATAAATTATCGTCCGTAATAGTTAAAGCTGGAGTCTGAGATGAGCCAGCAAATAAATTGAACTTTCCGTTTGTGTAGGTGACGTTGCCAGCGCAAGAAGTTGTAATGGCTTCTATCAACCCTGACCCACTTGCTGAGAAGTTTGAAATTCCGCTAGAAGTGTATCTTTTTTCTGTAGCTGATGGGTCTCCATTCCCATCAACCGTAAGTGTAACCAAAGTGTCGCAAAGGTTAGCCGCAGACGAGAATCCACCACCACCAGTTCCGTCATTAAGCTCTGAGACCAAAGCCTTTAGTCCATAGGTGGTATCTGTTAAGTAATCTCTAATCTGTAGTGCTGGGTTTTGACGCTGTGCATCTGTTGTGGATATAGCGGAAGTTCTAGGGTCATAGATGTTCTTGCCACGCATAACAAACCATATTTTAGGTATGCTAGGCATTTTTTCAGTGTCATAAATCAACTCAATATAAAAGTAACTGCAACCTAAAAACTTAGTTGTAGAAGGGTATCTTGCTCCGTTATTAGCGGCCGCCAAACCATCAACTGCTGTTTGAGTTCCATCGTGAAACGTAAACCTAGCAAGGCCATTTGAGCCAAAAGTATTATCATTGTCTGGGCTTAAAAACTTTGAGTTAGTGACGCTATATACAGTTTCACCATTTACTGTTGCCGATGTAAAGGTTAGCTTTGTCTCTCCAAAATACATCTCATCAAAGCCATCACACGGATGCCCAGCCACTACAACAGAAGTGCTTAGGATGGCATTCTTGGTACCGCGAGTATCCATTTTGACAAAAATACCGCCAACCCTAGCAGTACCGTAGATTAACTGTCGTGCTACTGCGCCACCAAGCCCTGATACCTTTGTACCAAAATTACCTGCACTTGCGCTCACTCCCTTGTTGGTCAGCATTCCTATGCCGCCAGCAACGACAGAACCTATAAAGGTTGTGGCGGCCGCCATAGCCACGTTGATCGCAGTAAACTCAGCGGCTCCAAACGCTCCAGCCGCGCCTAAAGTATTGATAAGAACGATTGTCGCTACCACTACTACTACAGCAATGATTGCCGCTTTAATTACCTTAGCCATTTATTCTAAACACCTTTATTGCTAGATTATTTTCTCTGAAACTGTAGCCGCCATCCGATGGGCTTAGTATTGCATAGCCATCGCAAACTCCAGTTACCTGTTTGTCATCAACCTTAAAAACAACAATATCACCCTTAGCAATAAAAGACTTCTCCACTACAGATAAACCTTTTAACTTAACGCCCTTCATCATGCTTTTTAACAGCGTCTTTCCATAACCATTTATAGCTTCTTGGGCGCTCTCTTCATCGTTCCACTCTAGCTCAGGCGGTATTAAATCCTCGCCTGTCATAGCTTTAAATGCCGCATCTGCGAACTTTACGCAATCCCATTCACCCCACTGAAAATCTCTATCTTTATTTTCAATCATAAAGGCGTGGTATCTTTCTTCCCAATCTGGGAGTTTTCTAGCCATGATTTTTACCCTTTAATTTGGACTTATACTGGGCATTTCTTGGGTAGGCAATCCACCATTATTTCCATTGTTACCACCACCAACAAACCCAATATTGCCTCGCCCCCAGAGTATGTCTGTATCTTGTAGTTTTTCAACGGCATCAAATCCAGTATCACCTGCGCCTACCAAAGCAACCTGAGATTCTTTTGTGTATCTGTAGTTGCATGGGCGCTCTAAGTCTAGGAGTCTATTTTCTGTTATGAGGGTTATCATTACCCCTTCTGATGGAGAATCTGTAATTGAGGTAGATGTCATTCTTCCCTTATACAAAGTCATAACGCCATCAACGTGATCTGTTCCCCCGCTAACGAAAGCAAGAAGCAAAGTAATAGGTCTATTTTGATAGCTCTCAGAAACAGCATAACTAAGTACCGTTTCATTCATTCCTGAAAGTTGGAACGTAACCCCTGCGCTTTTTAAGTCGTTTGAATCTTCAATGTCAGATACAGCCAGCAATGTGCCAGCACCAGTATAGGTTTCTGAATTAATAACTAAGTCACCGCCACCAGAATGTAGTCGCAATGTGCTTGTATCAAACTCTGCCTTAACAGCAAAAATAATGTTTTGATGATCTTCTGCTAATTTAATAGCCGCCTTTGCATCTATACCCGCTCTAGTAGCCATTACATAACCTCAACAAAGCTAAATACTATATTATAAATTGAATTTTGATTGGCGCTCCAATCCACGCTATTACTGTCCAGCCTAAACAATCCTCTATTAACAGCGGTTGAAAACCCAACAATATGGTCATCCGTAATGTTTTGACGTAGCTTTGGCTGTATAGGTATAGAGTAAAGATCGGTAGTTGTATCTGTTATTACCGCATCCCCTGTTGCCATAACTAACTGCACAATATTGTCAAAGTTTGTAGATGTTGCTGAATAAACAGCAAGATAATCTCCAGCTTTAACGGTTCCAGACACGTTAGTTTGAGATGCTTTTAAACTTAAAGCAGACGACCCTTTAATGTTTTGACGAACTTTGCAACTTGCCGTATTAGCTTCGGCAGTCATAGCGTGATCTACAGTTACGATAGTGTTACTGTTTTTAGTAACTATCTTGTATGTTTGATTATTTTCTTCGTTGTTAGCGCCTGATACAGTAAAAAAATCTCCAACAACCAAGCCAGTAAATATTGCTGAACCCGCTGTAATTACAAACCCATTGAAAGTAAGTGCTATTGAGTTTACGTTTGTGCCGTTATTTACCCGCACATCAGCTAAAAACCTTGAGCCGTTATAAGTCCCTTCTGGAACCTTGCCATCAGGGTCAACCATTTTAAAGTAGTTTTTCTGCCCTTCTAAGGCCGATAAGAAAGATTGCCACTCTACAGCCTGTGAACGCCTCATCGGGGCGAGAGTAACCCTTCCTGTCCAGTAACTAGCCTCGTAATCTTGAGTGCGCGTTTTTCCTGAGAATGGCGATACAGTAACACCCATTGTGTTTGTTAATGAGAAGTCAGAACTTATAAACCCTACGTTAGTCGGTATTGGTATTATTTTAGGCACCTAGCAACCCCTTTCTGTAATTTCCACCTCTACGGCTGGCATCCAGTACCGCGCTTTTTGATACCTCCGCTATTGTTGGCATCATCTTGTTTATCTCTGCTCTAACAGTGCCGACAACTCCAGTAGAGAAGTTAAGGCTTTGATTTACAATAATAGTTGAACCGCCACCCATAGCATTTTTAGTGTTCATGCCATTCATCACGCTACCGCTAGAATTTGGAATAATTAACTCAGGTCCACGCTCTCCAACAAGCATTGGCTTTCCTTTATCATAATGGCCTCCACTCGCGTTCTTCCTGAGAGTGCTGAATGCCGCGTCACCTTCAAGGCCAAACACGGCATTTAGTATTTCATTTACAACCGCCATCTGTAAGAAGATAGATATAATTTGAGATACCATGCTTTTTGCAAAATCTTTAAATGAGCCAAGAGCGTTTTTACCCTCCATTAGGGCGTTGACAAAATTGCTGGTGAAAGCGTTAGCTGAATTTGTCACTGCTTGCTGTAGTTGTGTACCTAAAGTATCCGATACTTCTTCTACTTTTCCCTTCAAAGAAGTAAGCCTTGTATTAAGTATGCCAAGAACCTCATCAAGACTCATTCCAGTACCCAGAAGCATTTCTTTCAAAGCGTCAGGGTTGTCTTTGGAAATCTCATTTATTTCTGCAATAATTGCTTTTAACTTTGATAGAGGGGTTACAGTGCTTTCAATAACATCTCTTACATGGCCAAACTCTTCAGTGAATCCAGCCGCTTTAACAGACTCGCCAGTGGCAACTACCTTTCTTTCCATTTCCGCTATATCAGCCGTAAGCTGTGCGATAACGCTATCTGGGTCAAGATGCTTAAATGTAGCCGCTAACTCTGTAGCTATGCCGCCATCTAATATAGCCTTCAACTCCGCTAAGTCCGCTTTTGCTTTTACAATAGGGTCTTCGGTAGACATGGCGGTTGAGCTTGCATCAGCAAGAAGTTTCTTTCTGTCAGTCGCGGCTTTAGCTAACGCGTCATTAGTCGCCTGCTCTGCGGCCGCCTCGGATTTGTTTCTTCCTTGCTTTTCTAGGGCTAACTTTTCGTTAATTAAATCTCCATCTAGCTTTAGGATTAACAGCGCTCTTGCTTCCATCCTTTTTTGGATGTCTCTTCTTTTAGCGATTTCAGGAGACGTTTGAGAAGAGTCACCACCAGAACCAAGACCAAGCAATCCAGCAAATTTTGCATTATTAGATGCATCCATAAGAAACTGATCTTCGGCTTGCTCATCAGCGAGTACGCTTTGCCGCTCCCTAGTGTCTTTTGCATCTAAAAAATCTTGGCTTTGCCCTGACGTTTGCCTTTGTATAAAGTTATCAATAGATATGGCCGCTTCACCCACCAATCCAGTTACAGCCTTTAGAGCGGCACCGACCCCAAGCTCCGTAAATATGGTGTCAGCTAAACCAGAAAATGCATCGTTCATATTTGATATTTTTTGAGTCAAGGTTTCCATCTTGGCCGCTACTGCACCACCAAACCTTTCGTCCAATCCCTCGCTAAGAGCCGCCATTATTAGAGCCGCACCCTCAGCAGTTTGACCCATCTCAGTGATCTGTAAGCGAGTCTTTCCTAGCTTTTGTCTAAGTATTTCAAATACAGGAATACCGCGATCTGAAATTTGGGTTAATTCTTCCAGACCTAAACCACCACCCATTGATCTTTGGGTTATTCTAACAAGTGCCTCAAAAGCTCCAAGCGAATCAATAGCAACAGACGATGCATCAGCAAACGTCTTAAACATTTTTTCGGTTGGTTGTATTCCTGCGGATTTAAGCTGAATGAATGCTTTTGTTAGGTCTTTTATTTGAAATGGGCTTTCTGTAGCAAATTTCTTTACCTGCGCGAAAGCCTGCTTACCTTGAGATATTGAGCCAAATACAGTATTTAAGGATAGCTTTAGATTCTCAAACTCCATGCCCACTCTGGCAATAGGAGTTATAACAGCACCAAACGCGGCCAAGCCTATAGCGACAGCCTTTAATGGACCCTTCATGGCCTTTAGAGCCGCGCCCATCCCCAGAAAACCTTTCTTGCTCTTACCTGTAGATTCTTTGGTTTTCTTTAAGGCTTCTTGCAGTTGCTTAGTATCTGCTTTAATCCTTACAACAAGTTCGTCAATTGTCTTTGCCATTAGTCTGGATATAGCTCCATAAGTTCATTGAGACTATCCCTATCCATCCCAGAGGAATCTTCACCTGAAGTATTAAACTCTTGGAATCCAGATATAGCCGTATAAATCTCTATAGGTGACATATTCCAGAACTCAGAGGGGGCTATATGAATCATGCCTACGCATACCTCAAAGAACCTCCTCCAATTAATTGCCTCTAGTTCGTCACCTAACCCTTTTTTGAATCTCCACCACTCTCGCTTGGGTCACTCATGGTTGATACTAATAGAGTAGCTACTGCGCTACAGGTATCCACAATCCCGCTATTTTGGATTAACAACTTAACATCACCCATAGTTAGATTGTTACCGCCACCTCTCAGCGCATGCAATAAAATAACCGCAAGCTCTTTAACTCTTACATCAGCGTCAGAGAGCTTTTGCGTAATCGCCAATATGCCTTTATCAAGTTCTGTTTCAATCTTGATAATGGCATCAACAGTAAGGCGGCAAGTGTGATCTTCGCCCCCAAGATTAATTGATATCTGACCCTTTAACGGATTTGTCATCTGACTTTCCCTTCTTTGTAGTTGCCATTGCAACAGTTAAATGTAAGACACCATCTCTGGAGTCAAGCCGACAAGAAGCA